ATGTAGACGCACCAACAACATCATAAGGATATTCGTTAGGTAGATATAACTTAAAAACTCGTGCTAATAATTTAAATTCTTGTTTTAATGCTGCATAAATTCTTTTGTGAATTGCAGACATTGTTCTGCTTCCCCTTTCTAGCAATGCTACGGTCGTACCCACAGCTGCCTGTTGATTACCCTCACCTACTTGCAAGTCTGCTATTGAAGCGAATCTTTGACCTGCTTGTACTACGACGCCCATAAGTGCTAATAACGTTTGTGATGGTTCTTTGAAAGGAAGCATCATAAAGGAATCTCTGATGTTGCCACCTGGTGCGTCTACATCTCTAAACTCACCTGGTTGAATAGATTGAGCATCATCTCTAATTCTAATTCCTCTTTGTTTAAATCCTGCAGGTAAATTTGATAAAGTTCCTGCATCTAATAGTTGTCGTAG